ATATCCCATTCCTTCAGATATTACATTGTCTTGCACAACAGCAATTGTTCCATTACAATCAAATCCTAAAGAAGTAGTATTTGCCTGAGCAAAAGAAACTGTAAGAGTAGTGTTTCTAACATGGTAATACATAGTATTAACATCACAATACTGCTTAATAGCTTCAGTTACAGAAGTAAGTCTCAATGAAGGACAAGCTCCTGGATTAGCTACTGCAAATGCAGCAACATCAGCAATTGCAGTTGAAATAACAGGTACTATTCCAGGTGCAGTAACTCCTGTAGTACCTGCTACAAAAGTAATTGCTTGAGCAACAGTAACAGCAGCACCATCTGTTAATACAATAGAAACTGTATCTACACCATCACTTGTTGCAGTATACTTAGAATTTGCAGTAAGTGCAGCAGCAGCTTTGGCAGCAATATCTACTGCTGTATCTGCACCCGCAACAGTTACAGTTACTGGAAGATCAGTTCCAACTTGTACTGTAAAATCTCCTGCTACTGTAGGAGCACCTGCTACAAATTGAATACTACCAATGTTAGCAACAGCACTTGCTACTATAAGAGCATCTTCATCTGCATTGATTTCTGCAATTAACAAAGATGCTAATTCAGCACAATCACCTGATGGGCAACCTTCACAACCTTCACAACAACTTGTCTTTACAACAAATGTTTTAGTAAGTTGATTATATCCATAGTTCATGTATTTTTGATCATTATTCAGTTCTACTTTCAAAGCATACTGTGTATCACAAGCAGCAGTAAAGTTTTGAACATCAATAATCTGAGATTGTCCTGGAGTATAACATCTTACATTATAAGAAGATACCAATCCTTTTTGGATATGAGTACCTGCTGATTCTACATAATCATTAACAACTGAACCCCCTGTTGTATCCACAGCCATAGCTATGAAAAATTTTCTAACTGACCCTGCACCTGCAGCATCAATAGATAATCCTGTGTCGTAATCAAAAATACCTACTTGTCCTACTGTTAATGCTGATTTAGGAAAACCTGCATCCATCAAGTCATTATCATTTTGGAAAGGTATAATTGTATATACATCATTATTTTTAGCCATCTTTTATCAAGATTTAATTAATTAATTAAATTTAATTTCTCACGTTTAATATTATAGTCACTATATTGCAGTTGACCAGTCAGAACTAATGCAGCAATATCTACAATCTCTGTATGAGTTTGAAAGGGAAGTTCACAGTCTTGAAAGCCTGTTAGTGTCACCCCATCAGGGAGTATGTATTGAGAACTAGTTCCAAAATCTTCAGCATTATGCATGTAGACTGGCTTCTTTATATAATCCAATTGTAATGAATTTATTACAAAAGTTCCATCTGAAAAAGCCTTTATACCTCCATCATAAAATCTTATATTAACTTCTCTCCATTCAAAAGATGATTTATCAAAAGGAGAAAATTCAAAACTATCATCATGTTGTCTGAAAACACATTCTGCCTTAGTATTAAAACAATTGTTTTTAGATACTGTAGCTTTGCATGATACAAGATACATATAATCTGTTTTTAGATACTGTAGCTTTGCATGATACAAGATACATATAATCAACAGGTAATTCAACTTTATACTTTAAATCATCTATTTTAATTGCCACCTGTGTTACATTGTCTTTTACAATGGTTCTTATATCATCTGTGTTCCTTTGGTTTTTTTCAAAACCAAAATCAAACATCTGCTGCATTTTTCTTGGCTCTGCAATATTCTTGATAAATATATTCTGCGCCTCATTTAATGCCCAATCAATTTCAGGAATTAACAAATTCCTATATTGTTGAGAATCAACTTTATTAAGTTTTACCTTAAGATCATAATGCATTCTTTTTATACTCATTAGCTATCTGTTAACTTCTCAAGTATAGATACTTTTAGTGTTTGATTTTGAGGGTCTACAAAATAAATTACTGCATCTTCATAAGTGTTTGCAATCTTATCTCCCATGTAGTAAATACTAGCTCCCTCTTTTGTTAAAATATTTTTATGAAGTGCTTCTAACAACGATGCCCGGATATACATTTCCTGAGCATCCATTTTAGCATATCTTAAAAATAATTTAGCATTTGTTTCAATTAACTCATCTAACTGTACATCTAAGAAATCTCTACTTCTTCCTCTTACAGTTTTCTCATTTGTAACAGTTAATATATTTACAATTTTATCAGTTGACAAATCTTGTGCTAACTTATAACATTGTTTCTTTAACTGAACTTTTGTAGCTTTAATTTCAATTTGTTCTACCTCATCATATATTACATGAGTAGCTTCAGGATATTTATTTTCACCATAATCCTTCATTGAATTTGCTACCAAATTAGAAGATTTTAGATTTTGAATTCTTACAAATTCCAAAGGAATTGTAGGATCTAAAAATATAGGATAGTTAGGTAATTTAATCTTAGAAGCACTACTATCCCAATAAGGATGTGCTTTTTGAGGATTAAAAGTTCTATCTAAACTTACTCCTAATTTCTTACTATATTCTTCTTCTTGTTCTTCTGTCAAACCTGTAGCATAAGCTCCAGTAGCATGGTCATACAATACTCTTATAGTAATTGGTTGGGCAAAAGATTCTTTACCTGTCATACCATGCCATTTGTTTATTTCAATTGGTCTTATCTCAACCAGTGCTTTTTTTCCGCTTTCCATTTTTACATTTTTATTTTATAAAAGAGGAAGGTATTTCCTTCCTCTTATTATTCACCACAAAAAAAACAAATTTAGTTTCTTTTTAATATTAGTTCACCACATCTTGATACATCTTCAATGTGAATACCACACTGATCTTTAACATGCATCTCATAGTAATCACCTGCGTGTGAAGCAAGGCTGTTACCTGTAACAGGACCAAAAGGAGAAGCCATACCACCAACATAAATTAGTGACATACCACCTTTTTTCTTAACCTTAACAATGTTTGAATCTTTACCTTGCCCTGAAAAATCAAGGAATGTAAATCTCATTGATTCAGTTGGATATCCTGTAAGTGGGTCAATTTCAAAGTTGATTTCACGATCATCATACAATGGCAAGTGAACAAGTTCCAAAGTAGAACCATTAGCCATTTGATATTTAGTAAACTGATAACCTGCAGACCAAGCATTGTCATGGTATTCAGATTTAGTTTGTTTAACAGAAAACTGATCAACAATCTTAATGAAACCACTTCTTTGCATCCAATCATTAACTGCTCTGTGGAACAACAACATACCATACTCACCTGTAAAGGCTTTAATATGTCTTTGAGAACCAGGCTTAACTCTTGAATAAAAAATATCCATAAGATATTCTTCAATCAATTCAGCAGTTAAATGCGAATAAGCTTCTCTGTGTGAATCTTCTAATTGCTCCTGAATACCAGGGCCATTATAAAGAGGTCTGCCATTAGCACCAAGTACAGTATCAGTACTACGAGAATACCAAAATCCTCTTTCTAATTCTCTGTACCATTGTTGCCAATATTCTACTTCAGCATACTTGATCCAAGATTTGTGCATAGCACCTTTTGAATCAGGAATAGCTACTGCTAATACTTCTGTACCAGCATCTCCTGTAACACGATATTTTTTTCTAAATCGTGAATGTCTGTTTTTCAAAGTAATAGGCAATGCATACTGAGTACTACCTGACTGCTCAGAAGCTTCTTCATACATAGAGAATAACTTCGCCCATTGAGTACCTGATCTTAGATAAATAAGTGGTAAAGAAGCAGCTACATTATCATCCATCAATCATGTCTTTGTGGTTGTTCTTGGATTCTACACTGAAACTTCTTATTAGAAGTACCCGGATGTATAATATCACCTGCTACAAACCAATTTTCAGATAACTTAATTTTAAAGTTAGTTCTTCCTTGTCCAGGGTTTGTAATAGCAGTACTTAGTACATTTTCTAATACAACCAAAGGTTTTGTAGAAGCAGTTTTCAATCCCCATTCCCATTCATTACTTGTAATTTCTCTTTCTCTGCCTGAAGCAATAAGAGAAGAAGTTAATGAGTTATCTGAAAAGTATTTTTTGGAAGAAAAAATTTCTGCCATTTTACCTTCAAATTGAGCAGGTCTTGCATGAAGAGATGCACCTAAGTGGTTCAACTCAGTCATATTAGCATGCCATGCCATCTGTTTTGTAACTAATTTATTTTTAACTCTTGCCATCGTTTTTTGTTATTTAATCATCAAAATATTCAAAAAGAGCTTTCTTTCTTCTTCCTGTTGAGGAGTTAGAACTCTTCATTTTAGTGGACTTCCTTTCAATTTTATCTTTAGTTTTTCTTGTCACTTTTGTTTCTGTATCTCTAATAACATCTGACACATCAAAATCATTACGTAATAACTTGGCAATAATTAAGATTTTCTCAGGATCTTGAAATACATTTTGCAAATCTGTTTGCATTTGGGTCATATATGTATCTTTACCTACTTTTACATTAGCTCTTGTCATATATGAATGCAAATGTTTTTTATCTTTTTTGCTAAATGTAAATTGACCAATTGTATCAGTATCTTCTAATTTGTCTTTTAACTCCTGAGAAAGTCTTTCTCTTTGTTTAGCTTGCTCTTGTGCTTGCAATTTTTGTTGCTTAACTATTTTTTCTTTTTCTATAGACTTGGCATTTTCAATTTTAGATTCATATTTCTGAGCATGCCTTTTTAATTTAGCACCTTCTTTAAGCCATTCTATTTTATCTTCAATATCTTCATCATCATAACCTTCAAGCTTCATTCCATGTTTTACAACACTTTCCTGATAACTTTCATCATCAAGATCTCCTGAAGGAGTACTATTGAATTTATTATAAGCATTTAAAAAGTCAGAAGTTTTTCCTCCATTTTTTTTAAACTTAAGAAAAGCAATTGCATCTTCATCCATTTCATCAAAAAAACTTTCCATAGTTTCTTCAACTCTGGCATCAACTTCTTTATCAATCATATCAGGCAAATCCTCATCAGATAAACCACCTGCAAACTCTTCATCTTCAAGAGCAGCAAAAATACCATTGTCTTTAAGTTGAGATATTAAAGAAGAATCTGCAGAACTTTCTTTGTTATCTTCGCTTTCTTCTACAAAATCTATATTGTCAAAATCTATTTCTTTTTCTTCAACTTCTTCTTCAACTTCTTTTTTAGCTTCAACTTCTTCTTTTTTAGGTTGAACAATTTCTTCTTCTTTTTCAGGTTGCTTTTCAGCTTCTTGTTTGACTTCTCCTAAAGAAGCTTCATCCCAAGTATCCCAAGAAAAATTTTCCAGTTTTTCATTATTCTCTGCCATGATACAAATTTAAGTTTAATTATTTAAAATATTTAAGTTTGGTTCTTAACTTTTTATTAGAAAACAGAAATAGCTTTAAATACTATTTGCTATCTTTCTTCTTCTTATCATTCTTTATTTTCTCTTTATTTAACTTTATTTTTTCTTCATCTATTTTCTTCTGATGTTGAAACTTGCTTTCATCAAGGTTTTGTTTCCTGACTAACATCTCAGCATCTAGCCCATGTTGTGCAACTTCTAAAATATCAGGTTTACCATCTCTATCTACATCTTTATCTTCATTGAAACCCATTGACATAATAGTTTGTCTATGCAAATCAGAAGCAGCTTTTTTATCTGCCAATATAATTTGTGTTTCTCTATCAAACATATCTTTTTCTTTCTGAGCAGCAATTGCTTTCTCTTGTTGCTCTGCTTGCATTTGTTGTATTTTCTCCTGGTGTTCATTAGTCTGTTTCCTCTTAGTATCTTCTGCAACTTTAAGGAAATCTTCAGCTTCTTGTAAACCATCAGATTTAACAATCTTAATAATATCAGACATGTTAATCATCTGATTCTGAATACCTGCATGAGCCATTTGCTTAACTAATTCTTTAGCCTCATGTGCTAATGAAGCAGAAGCAACAGTAATACCATAAGTAGAATTACTCAATAAAGCAGCATTCATTTCAAGCATTCCTATACTTAAATCATCAAGAACATACCTTAACATTTTAGCCTTAGTTCCTGCATAAGCTTCTTTAGCAACATCCAACAACCTTTCTATAACATTCCTTTTTACATAATTATGCATCTCAAACAAAGGTTCTAAAATATTAGAAGCTGCTGATACAGTCTGCCTTACATTACCTACAGATTGCCCTGCTGCAATCTGACCTTCTAGTTCTTTATGAATACCAACAGCATCTCCTGCCTTTCTCTCTATAAGCATTGCAAGATTAATATAGTTATTAATATCAGAAGCTAAAGACATATCTAACACCCTATTAATCTGAGAAGTATCTATATTTCTATTTCCTTCTTCATTAGGATTTACCCAAGCAACTTTAGTGGCTTCAGCATAGTAATGCCATTTTTTAATATCTATACCTGCACTTTTAGGAATAGAATTTATATTCATCATCAAAATCTTACCTTTATCAGATGCCATCAAAAGCTCTATCCTATACATAATTATATTATAATAATACTGATAAGCTTTTATCCTATCTACAATAGAAGTAGTTTCTGAATTTAGATTATCATATATCACACCTACATAAGGCAATTTACATTCATAAAGATTATCCATATCTTTAAACTGCCCTTCCATAGGTCCTAAACCTACATATATAGCAGTAGACAATTTAATCTTATACCCTTGATGAACTTCAGGAATCCATTTCCATGTAAGACTTAAATCTCCTAAATCTTTATTCTTCTTATAAGTCTCATCAACAATCTTTTCCTGTAGATTCCCTTCAGTATCAATATATTCTAAAAACCCTATTTTCCTGAGACCTTTCCATACTACATGTAATACTCTTATAGTATCATCTGTACCATCAGAACTATCACTATCAAAACTCCAAAATTCTTCAGTAAAAGAAGAAGGTCCTTTACCATAAGATTTATATATCTCATCTATCTCACTATTCTTCAATTCATCTCCAAACATAGTAACTATCTGAGATGGAGTAAATCTATATTCACAAACTGCCCATTCTCCATCCTCTATAAACTCAGCATCAGGAGATTTATCATAATCAAAATATAAAGGATTAACTACAGAACAATGTGGTACACCATTTTGAATACCAATATGATATATTTCTTCTCCTGCAATACATGCATGCTTAAACCCTTTATTAAATCTCCTTTTTAAATCTAACTTCTTCTTTAAATAATTTAAAAGTTGTTCTGCCAATGCCTCAGCAGGGTCTTGGTGTTTTCTTGCCATATATACAGCAATCTGAGGAGGAGTCATTGCCTGAGTCTGTTGCTCTATCTGCTGTTGCATTTGTTGTTGTTGCTCAGGTGTAAGCTCTTGGCCTTGAGTTTGTTCTTGAGCTTGTTGTTGAATCTGCATTTGAATAGGATCCATTATTTGTTTAATAACATAATCCTTAATTCTCTTAAATTCTTCCTGTTCTATTCTTGTAGTAGCTTCATCATTAGTAGCCACTACCTTATAAGAAAAAGGTCTCTTTTCTTCCATACCAAGTAATGCTTTAATCTTACCTGATATAATATCCCTATTAGTTAAATTAGCAGGAAGTTCTCCCTGTTCAGAACCATAAGGTTTACATACATATTCAAAGTCAGCTAAGTTTACAATATTATTAAACAAATCATAATTAACTTTCTTCTGTTTATACCTACTTACATTACTTTCTTCAGTAGCATAATTAGTATTACTATAAGACCTTATATCTAAAAGGTCAACTTGATCTTTATAATACTGCCTACTAAATTTATTTTTTTGAAATTGTGTAACTCTTTGTGTTTCTTTCAAATTTGAATGTGACATATTTATCTATTTTTTTTAAATAAATCTAAATAGAATCCTTGCAAATCTTTTTCATTACCTGTTAACTCATCCCCATATTCCTTTCCTAATTCATCTTCTTCTATCTGAAACA